TATCAAAGGGAAGATGGGAAAGCCGCTTAACTGTAAAGGCTTTGACTTCTAAAAATATACCTTTTCATGTGGTTATTGAGCCGCAAGAGTACGATAATTATGCCGCAGTTATTGACCCAAAAAATATACTTACTCTGCCCTTTTCTAACTTAGGGCTTGGCGGTATTCCTGCTAGGAATTGGGTATGGGAACACTCAATAAGCATAGGGGCAGAACGCCACTGGATACTTGATGACAACATAAGGGATTTTTATTATCTGAATAAAAACATGAAGTATAGAACCGATAGTGGAGTGACCTTCAAGGCTTGTGAAGATTTTGTAAATAGATATGAAAATATAGCTTTGGCAGGGATGCAATACGAATTGTTAGTTCCTAGAATTTATAAACATAATCCATTTATTTTGAACTCCCGTATTTATTCTTGTATCTTGATAAAAAACGACATCCCTTATAGGTGGCGTGGACGATATAACGAAGATACTGATTTATCACTTAGGGCATTAAAAGACGGCTGGTGTACTGTTTTATTTGTGGCGTTTCTCGCTGATAAGGTTGCAACTATGACCATGAAAGGCGGAAATACTGAAAGCCTTTACAATCTCGAAAAAGAGGATGGACGCTTACTTATGGCGCAATCCCTACAGCAACAGCACCCCGATGTAACACAGATAAAGCGAAGGTGGGGACGCTGGCAACATGTGGTGAATTACAAGCCATTCAAGAATAACCGCCTGATAAAAAAAGAGGGTGTAACTATCCCCGAAGGTGTGAATAATTACGGAATGGTACTGGTAAAAAAGGATAAAAATGGCTAGACCCTCGAAACTCACCCCCGAAGCACAAGCCGCGATAGTTGACGCGGTACTGCATGGATGCACGTATAAAGACGCGGCAGAGGCGGCAGGGGTGGATTACAACACTTTCAACGAGTGGATGAAAAAAGGCGCGAAAGGTAAAAGTGGTACATATCGAGAGTTTAATGAGGTTGTGAGCAAAGCCAACGCTGAATGTGCTGTAAACTTTACCCGTGTAATCCAGACCGCCGCCGCGAAAGGTGACGCAAAGTACGCCCTTGAATGGCTGAAACGGCGCAGGCGTTCGGAGTGGGGCGATAACGTGGACTTTACCAGCGACGGGAAGGCGATACAGATCGGCATAAAAGGATTCGATGACATCCCCGACGATTGAGATTGACCCGTCGGTTATGAATGACGTGTACCTTCCCCAATTCAAGAACATGGCGAGGGTGCAAATTCTTTATGGCGGCTCGTCATCGGGTAAGAGTAAATTCAAAGCACAGCAAGCGGTAATAGATACACTGGACGCCACAAGGACGGGCGGGCGTAACTGGTTGATATGCCGCCAGGTAGGGCGCACAATACGCGGCTCGGTAGCACAGGAAATAAACCGAGTGATTACCGAATGGGGATTACAACAGTTTTTTAGTATCAACAAAACAGACGGTACGATTACCTGCATAAACGGGTATCAGATCATCTTTAGCGGGCTGGATGACGTGGAAAAGCTAAAGTCCATCACCCCCGCACAGGGAGCAATTACAGACGTATGGGTAGAGGAAGCGACTGAGACCGCGCAGGATTCAATCAAGCAGTTATTGAAACGCCAGCGCGGAGGAAATCCAAAGACGCCCAAACGTTTACACCTGACATTCAACCCGATATTACAACAGCACTGGATTTATCAGACGTACTTTAGCGGCATAGGCTGGATGGATGAACAGAAGAAATACAAGACGCCTGAGTTGTCCATTCTAAAGACCACGCACCTTGATAACAAATTTCTGACCAGTGACGACCGCAAGGGATTAGAGCAAGAGACCGACAGTTATTATTATCAGGTGTACACGCTGGGTAATTGGGGCGTACTTGGTGATGTAATCTTTACTAATTGGCGCGTGGAAGATTTGAGCGAGATGCACGACCAGTTTACCAACAGGCGCAACGGGCTAGACTTCGGCTTTTCCAGTGACCCCGCCGCCGTGGGTGTGAGTCATTATGACAAGATGCGTAAGACGATTTACTTCTACAAGGAACTGTACGAGACAGGACTTACCAATGACGTACTAGCCGAGCGCATAAAGGAAATGATAGGCGATGAGCGGATTATCTGTGACAGCGCAGAGCCTAAGAGTATTCAGGAATTGAACAATCACGGCGTAGCGGCGGTAGGGGCAAAGAAGGGGAAGGACTCGGTAAACTTTGGGATTGACTGGCTGAAACAACAGACCATCATAGTAGATAGAACGTGCGTCAATCTGATAAACGAACTGCAACAGTACCACTGGAAGAAAGACGCGGGCGGTAATAGCCTAAAAATACCAGTGGATAAAAATAATCACCTGATAGACGGCGGACTGCGGTACGCCTACGAAGATGATATGACAGATTCTTGGTGGATGACATAGGAGTGCAAATGTATAAATACATACTTACGGACGGAACGAAATCAATTAACCCGATGACCGACGACCGCCCAGGGGTTTGGTCACCAGACCCGACAGACACAAAGCGGGCAGCATTATCTAATCGGCTTGTCCCGTCCGTGTTTGCAGGGATTACGTCACGGACTCAGGCAATGGCCGACCTGCCTTTTACCATCTACAAAAACAAAGGGGATAAGGAAGTTGACAACAGTGACAACTATAAAAACGTTCTTGGATTCCTCCCCTATCCATCCCGCACGTTTGCACTAACCGAAGCCGCGCTGGTAACGTCTGGTAGGGCTTATTGGTACAAAGGCACAGGCGCACGTACTGGACAGGTCAAAGAGTTACAGTACTGGATTCCTTCGTCTGTCACACTGGATAACGACAACGCTAAAAAGAATATCATCAAATTCAAGCGTCAAGGCGTCACCGAGTTATTCGACGGTACACAGATACTTTATACATGGTTGCTTGATCCTGACGTAGAGCTTGGCCCTCCGCTGGTGTGGCCTTTAGAGTCTGCAATTGTAGCGGCAGAGGCAAACGGGGCAATCAGTAAATGGGTGGCTGATTACATGCGCCGAGGTGCAATCAAAGCAATGATGCTCATGGTTGAGGGTATGCCGCCGAAAGAGGAAGGGGAAAAGATGGAGGCATGGTTCAATAAGTTTATGACAGGCGCACGGGGTTTGACGTGGAAAATCTTTAATGCCGCTGGTGTAAAGCCGACCATTGTAGGCGATGGTCTCGAAGCCTTGCGCGATTTGAGTATCACGAAGGAATTACGCTATGAAATCCACCAGGCACTAGGCACACGGCATTTACTGGAAGATGAAAACCTAGCGACTGCGGTAGCGCGTGAACGGCAGTTTTACACAATTACGATAGTCCCTGACGCGAGGGCTGTACAGTATTCTTGGAATGAACAGATACTTCACAACATGGGCTATCATCTTGAGTTTGAACCTGAACGCCTAGAGATATTCCAAGAGGACGAGGGCGCACAGGCACAAGTATTCCTAGACATGGTAAAAGGATTGAGTGAGTATATGTCCGTTGATGCCGCTTTCCAGATTGCCAGTGAGAAGCTGGATTATTTGTTTAGTGATGAGCAACTATTGGTTATCAAGAAAGGCGTCGAGGATAAGAAGGCCAACAAGACACCCGCCCCCGAAGTGCAACCCGTCGAGACCGTCCCGCCCGAGGTAGTCAAGGCGTTGGTCGAACTGGATAAGTGGGAGGATAAAGTAACGAAGGCGGGGAAGATGGTCACATGGCACGCGGTAGATTTACCCGCTGAATTGTGCAAGGACATAAAAGGCGGCGTGATTACTTTCGCACAGGCGCGGGCAGGATTGAATCCTGTCACCGTAACGCCCGAGCCAGAATATAAAAGTGAAATCCTAGTATTGGCCGAAGCGATAAACAAGGCGGTACAGAGTGAGACTAAATAGCTTAGTAATTCAGGCGGTAAAGCTAGTCCCTGACGTTCTGCCTTATCTTACAGACAGGGCTAGGTTTATTTACTTTGGCGCGATGCGGGCAGACGCCTACAAGTCCTATGATGACATGCTGTCAAAGATTCAAGTACTCGTACAGGATACCTACAAGGGCAAGGTTAGCACAGGTGGATTCACTGACCGCATGGCCTCTATTATCGGCGGGCAGTTACGGAACGCCTATAATACAGCGTGGATAAATGAAGGGATGGACGATGATAATACATCCGCCGCCCTGCCTGATTACCTCGAAGAATCATTGGTTGATATGATAGCCGAGCAGACCAACACAAGCTGGTCTTATCAATTCTTTACCGACATCATGACCGCCAGAACGAACGGCGACCCAATAGAGCCGTTATTCTCACGTGCTGAGTTATGGGCGGGGCAGTGGAATACAGCTTACGAAAACGCAACGAGCCTAATCACCCTGAACAACGGAGGTCGCGAGGAGTGGGTACTCGGAGCGACCGAGGAACATTGCCCCGAGTGTGCCGCGCTAAATGGGATTGTCGCTCTTGCGAGTGAGTGGAACGCGCTAAACGTTTACCCAAAGAATCCCCCTAATGATTACCTAACTTGTGGAGGCTGGCGTTGCGACTGTGAGCGCAGAGCGACGGACAAGAAGCGAAGCCGAAACGCTTACGCTAGAATCAAAAAGATTGTTGGTTGATAATGCAGATAAAATTCCCCATTCGTAACATTGAAAAGGTAAAGAAATACATTTCCTCTTTACCTCGTGGCGTTACCTTTGTCGCTTTGAAGGCCATTAGTGATTGGCTGGTAGGCGACTCGCAGAGCGGGCTAAGACACCCCGAGCCGTATAAGTACGTTAGTCGTAAGTCTGCTTATGGGTTTACATTCTTTACCGACAAACAAAGACGCTGGTTCTTTTGGGCGTTACACTCTGGTAAAATCAACCCTGGACAGAATAACCGTACAGGAAGATCAACCGAGGCATGGACATACACCCCGCAGGAAAAAGGTAAAAACTATTCATTCCGCTTAGTGAATGACACAGCGGGCGGATATTGGACACGCCACGATAAACGACAGGCGCGGCAATTGGGTAAGGTGGGCTGGTGGACGGTTGCCAAAGTTGTGGCAAAGAATCTCCCCGCCGCAATACGAGCAGGGCGGGCGGCGGTAAAGAAGCACCTAGAAAAGAAAGGATAATCATGGAATTTGTCACATATTTTAATTACGCAATCGGAATACAGGAAGTTAGGCAGACGGTAGGGTTGTTTATAGCAGTAAGCGTACCAACCGCTATGATTCTTTATGCGTTCCTTGTAAATATTTATCGTAAAAAACAATCTAGTTTAGATGAGTTTGAATCTCTCGCAAATGAATACTCAAGCATAATGGAAGAAAACGCCACTAAACTAAAAGAGCTAAGGATTGCCGTAGAGGAAAACGGAAAAGCATTAAGCAGATTAGTGGATGTTTACAGAAAGCCAGAACACGCTTTACAGATAAAACACCACGAAGGATTTGTACCCTCACAAGAAATGTTAGACGCAGGCGAAGCGGAAGGGTCAAAGAGGTTTGCGGAGTTGTACATAAAAACAATGGAAAAGCAGCTTGCAAGAAAACCGAATCCGTGATAAAAGAAAGCACAATTTAGTTTACTGTCAGATAGCCACAGGCGCGGGTGACGCGATACGGCGAAAGGGCATGTAAGCAAAGCGCAGATAGGCCAATAGGCGGCGCGTTGATTCTCGAAAGAGAGTTGACGCGCCGCTTTTCGTTTATGGAGATTTATGACAGACGCAATCAAAGCCGTTGGAGATTGGGAATTAGACGTTAGAGTCCTGCCGTTTACCAAAGACTCAGACGGTCAGTGGTTCGATGAA